TATGTACACAACTCTTGCATTATCTAAACTTATAAAAACACAAGGAGGAATTTTGGAATTTAACGATAAGGAATCTAGGAAGAATAAATTTATGAAAAGGAAGGAGTCTGCAGAAAGGCAGAATGATAGAGATCGAAAGAGGAATGGGAAAGGTCCTAGTATCGAACAAGTATGGAAAAAGAAGGCAGAAATGAAGCGCATCATTGAAGATGCCGATTCTCAGTCAGGAGAAACTGATTTTATGAATAGTATTAACGAAATTATCAAAGAATGGGAACTTCCGGAAGGAATTACCAATATATTCTTGAAAGTTTTATGTTATTACAGATCTGTAAGGAAATCAGTAGATTGGGAACAATTTGTTTCCACTACCGGCTTATTTTTGTTGAGCATTAGTGACAGCGAAACAAATTTTAGAGAAGTAATTGGACAGGTATTGTTCGGAAAATCAGTCGATTTTAATGCGTTGACTGTTTCTGACATGCCTACCTCACAATCTGGTATAGCTTTTGGCGAATCCCTAGACATGTTGAGAAATTTCAAGTTACTTAGAGATAACGAATTGACAAGACGTATTGTTCAAGTTATCGCAACCGCATTCTCCTGCGGTTTGGTTAGAGGAAAGAAAGATTTATATTTTACGTCATTCAATCTTTCATTTGTATTGGAACAATTTACAAGAGATTCAAACACAGTTTTTGATTTCTTTGACTCCCTTTTGAACATTTTTCAGTTCATTGTAGAGAAGGGATATGTTTGTTTCCAACAGAGAACATTTGCCCCCTTATTCTTGTCTGATGAGCAGACCGCTGATTACGATAAGGATTTGGCTGAAGTGTTAGGCTATTGGCCTGCGGTACAGGCAGGGAATTACAAGGACACACCGTTTTGCAGTGTCCCGCATTTTGCCAATGCACTGGACAATCTCTATATTGCCACCACTGCGCTCGTTGAGCAAAGTACTGATACCTTTTCCAAAAGGTATCACGCCAAAAACTTGGAAAAGTTGAACACCATCGCGGCCAGATTTAAATCCCAAGAAAGGTCAGGAGGTTTGCGCGAAGCGCCCTTTGCCTTTTGTATCTATGGGAAATCATCCATTGGTAAATCTTCGGTTATGGCAACTCTTACTGATTATTGTCTTAAGGTAATAGCGTATTTAAAGAATCCTGAAAGAACTTCTTTTGAGATCGATCCTCGTATGATTTGTTCACAGAATGCTAATGATAAATTCGATTCTGATTATAAGTCCTATACTCTTGCTGTCTTGTTTGATGATTTAGCTAACGAACGTGTTGATGTAGCTCGTCAGAGCCCTCTCGACCCAGTTATTCGTTATGTTAATAATATTAAGAGCACCGCTTTAAAAGCAGACGTACACGAGAAAGGAGTCATTCAGAAAGAACCGTGGTTAGTTGGAGCTTCCACAAATATCAAGAATTTACAAGCTGACCAATATTCAGTAGAACCTATTTCGGTTTTGAGGCGATTCAATATTCACATTGAGCCTCATGTCGCCCCCAATTACCAGAAGGAAGATGGAATTTTTCTGGATGGAAGAAAATTAGCTGAGGCTGACCAAACTGTTCCTGACGCTTGGAGGTTTAATGCCTATCATTATGAATATAATGATAAACCATACAAGCAGAATTCCACTCAGGAAACCCGAGCATATACGTCGGTGCCCTTTAGGTTTAAGGGCGGAGATGGAAAGGAATATGTTTCCACAGATTTGGATATGGAACAACTACAATGGTTGATGTACAAGTTGCTCAAAGATCATTTTAAATCACAACATAGTGTTATCGCTAGTAATGATAAGATCAATAAGGAGCAATTGTGCCAACATCTACTTCACAAGTCGATTTGTAGTATTTGTTCACCAAACCATGTTAAACCAGCATCGCGCTGCATCCCAGTACCTGAGAACGCGAACCATGTTGATGATGCCACTAGTGAAGGTGGATTTATGGGAAACTGGAAAAGGAACTTATTTGTGTGGTATAAATGGCAATTTTATTTTATATTTGCACGATGGTCTATCGGATTCATTTACGGTTTTGTACGTGAGCTGTGGCGTATGGGTTGGTTTCGGCCAACTACATACGATCGCGTTGAGAACGCTCGTTGGCGCATTAAATATTACGCAGATGCCA